GTGATGCGTTTTCTATGTTTGCTAAAACTCTGTTTTGTTGAAACTGTAACAATTCGTCACTTGCTTTTGCTTTTGCAGTAAGAGCGTTTGCAAAATCTTGAAAAGTGGTGCCTACATCATCTGTAGGTCTAACGGGACCCACTACAGGGACTTCAGGCCCAACAACTCGTATTTTATCGGCCAGTTCAAAAACTTCTTTTGGTGCTAGTTTTGGACTGTAAGAATTAAATGTATCCAAAGCTTGCATCGTCTTGTCGTAATTGTTGCCAAGCAAAGGTCTAAGTGTAGCTCCATATTTTTTTATGTTGCCAACGTATTTACTTGGATTGAATACACCTGTTGTTGGATCAGTGGCAGTATCTACCGCATCCTTGAACAACCTTCTAACTAATTCCGTTCTTAAATAGTTTTTAGTTATCTCTCCATAACCCGTGCCTCTTACGGTGTCTTTGCCAGCCGCGTTCAAAATATCTTGCATATCACCAGATCGGTTTGCTTTGACTATATTGGTGTAAACGTCATCAGCATCAATTTTGTTGTTTTTAATTTTTTGAACAATAGCGTTATTAAAAGGTTGTATTTGTTTGAAATAGCTTTCGTTTAATTTTTTTAACAAATCAACTTTGTTTCTTAGCAGTTGAGGATCTCCAGCTTTTCCTGAAATAATTAAGAGATTGTCTGGTAATTTATAAATTATATCGTCTAGCTTGTCCGATATTTCTCTAACGAAAAGACCTTGCTCGCCTGGATTTAGACCAGCTGTGATCCTAGAGTTAGCCAAAGCTGATCTTGCTTTTATTAATTGACTTATAGTTGCGCCTCCTGCAAAAGCACCTTTTTCAATTTGTTTGTGCAAACCTAAAACTGTTTTTAAACTTATATCGTCATCCAAAGCCAACAACAAAGGATCATCAGTGTTTATTCTTTTTTTGATAAATTCGTTAAGTTCACTTAAATCCGCTCTGACTTTATTATCAAATTCTGTTTTTTGTAACACGTCAAGATCGTCAAATATTTTGTTGTATTGATTTCTAAAATCGCTTTGTAAAGTCTTGTAGGAGTTTTTGATGGTATCCTGTACGCTTTTACCTAGAGCTGCTTGATCAGTGGCTTGCAGAATCGGACCAAATCCCCCTGTTTGCTCAGACAAGTCTTGCATCATTTTGTTGAGATAATTGGTAACTTCATTTTGAGACTTTTCAAGTTGCGCTCGTCTGGCAACTATTTCAGATTGAGCTAAACCAGCATCCTCTATACCTGTAGCGTTATCCAAGGCCGCTCTACTGTCTGCTAATTTTTTTCGTAATTGAGCCAACATCGCCATGTTATAATCAATCAAACCACGCTCTCTGCCCTGTTTACCTGCAATAGTTTCACCTATGCCCTGCATCCTGCCTGGTATTGCTCTGCCTAAAAATTGTTGCGATACAGCTGCTCTGGCTCCCAAGTCAGTTATCTTTCCTTCTTTGAAAGCTTTGGCAATATCTTTTTCGGTAGCCAGTCTGCCTAAGTCTTCGTCTAGCTTTAGCACGTCATTCATGTCGTAACCTTTACTTACCACGTAAGCGTCTCTGACATTTTCAATAGGTGCTTTTTTACCAAAGAAGGCCGCAAAGCCTGTACCAATTGCTTCTCCTATACCTTGTCCAAAGAATCCGTATAAGAACTCATTTTCCATCAAGTCTTGTACTTCCTTGTCGGATTGTAATTGAAAGCCTTGTTGTACTTCTAAGGCTTCTTCTGCACCTTTACCACCCGCAGTACCTATACCAGCTGCCACCATTCTGGAAAATCTATCGTTTCTCAAAAGTTTTTTAAGGAGACTTACGCCTCTCAAATGCGGTGACAAGGCCGCGACCGCTCCGAATACGGGACCAACCACTCCAGCAAAATCTAAGAAGTCTCCAGAGCTAAAACCTCTTTCGTCAATGACAACATTCTTGTCAGTAATATCGTTTTCGTCGTACAAACCCTTTTCAACAAGGGTCTTTTGTCCCTCTGGAGTTATAGCCAAATCACCTTTTGTATTGTATGTAAAACCTCGAGAGCCAACGTAGTTTTGCAGTAGTTGTTCTTTTTCAAGTTCCCTTCCAGATTGATCGCGTTTTTCTGCCAAACCCAGCAACGATCTAAGTTTTTTACTTTTAAGACCTTTTTCGTAGTCAAAGTAGTACGCATCAAAAGCTGGTGACGCCTCTTTTTTTGCAAGTTCAGCCTTCAGTATTTTTAAAGCATCTTGTTGATTGTCTGCTTGTATCGGAACCGTTAGATCGTCCGTTACTCTGAAGTTAAAAGTAGGCATTTTAGTTTCCTAAATTAAATAGGTCAGAATCTCTGAGATCAATATCAATAATCTGGCTCATGTCTATTTTTGACGTATCACTTATTTCTGTATTTATAATCTTTTCTATTAGGCTTGAATAAGGAGTTATAGCTTTCACGCCTACGCCTTGATATGCAGGATTCTGCACTATCGTGTAAGTTGCGGATATGGCTCTTTGTTTGTCGCGGTTATTTTTTACTAAGCTAGATCTAGCGTTTTTAAGTTTTTTCAAAATTTCTTTTGGATCACCAGTTAAATCCAAATCACCAAAGACCCTATCAACAATGTCTCTATCTAAGTTTGATATTGTTCTGCCTGATTCGTTGAGTATTTCCCTAATACTTCTTTGTTTGACTTGTTCTATATAATTTTTAATTCTCGTCGCATCTGATACGTTAGGATTAGGGACTCCCATAAATGCAGCAGCCTCGTCTTTGAATCTAGCAATCCTACCAGGTAAGCCTGTTATTGGCACATCATTTTGCAGTGCTGCTTCAAACAACGCTATTGCATCATTCATTATTCCAATTGAAGCTTGTGTACCTTCATAATTTTTTATATTGTCACTCAGTTCGGTTGTCATCGCATTTAAAGATTTAAGCTCTGAAGGTTTTAAAGGATCAACTTGTCCTTTCTCTATCATTTCTTTAAGAAGTTCTGCATCTCTTTCTGCTTTGAGTGCCTCTTCTTGCGCTCTTTCTTCAGCAGCAGCTGCCGCTCCTAAAGCAATACCTTTACCAAGCTCGCCTTGAGTGACTAGACCCTTACCTATGTTTCTTACAAAACGTAGAAAGTCAGGGCTGGTTGTAAACTCGGCAAAACTAACTTCTTTTGATTTAGGTGGTGGGGGTACATCTTCATCTACAGCACCTGGTAAGCCAGCACCTGTATCTGTTTGATCTCCTGTATCTGTTTGATCTCCTGTATCTGTTTGATCTCCTACGCCTGGTTGTTTTCCTGCAACAGCTGAATCTGCAACAGATTCTGCTTCTCCATCATCGCCCTGCTCGTCTTCTGCAAACACTTCCACTTCAGGTTTTATAGGAGTTTGTTTGTCTTTTGTAAGACCAATTTCTTCTAAGTCTTTTGCAATTTTATCTTCTTTGATACCCGCAGCAGACAATACAATGTTATCTATAGTTTCAGGACTAAAGCCACCTCTGGCAGCATATCCCTCTGGAAAATCTGCATCAAAAAATTCTCTTACATTTTCAACAGTTTCGCGTCCTACAAAAGGCGAAATGGCACCTGGTAGGATAGTCGCTAAACCCTCTCTACCAAAATCAAATAATCCTTTTGCACCTGCAATCAAACCACTTCCTATATCCTCTGGTCCAAAGGCAGTTCCTCTTCTTTCTTCCAACGTGCCTCCGCCTAACTCCCCAAAAAATCTTATCGCTCCAGGCTCATCCACGTTAATAAACTGTGTGAGTGCTTTATCAACATTTTCTCCTGTTTCAATATCTGGAGAGTTGAATATACGATATATGAAAGCACCTTTACCTTTACCTTCTTGTATGTCTTTTATACCTTGCGAAAAATCAATCACACGCCCGTCACTTAGTCTAATTTCATTTGGACCTAATTTTTTTTCTGGCTGTTCATCCCCTTCTACAGTGATGTCAGTATCCATCAATCCTTGTAAGTCTTCAGAAAAATCTACAACTTCAGGAGTTGCCGCTGGATTAAGTGTGTCACCTTGTTGCGCGTAAGTACCAAGTCTAGGGTCAAGAGAAGGGTCAGCTGGTGGTAAACGATCTGGAGCTATATCTACAGACGTGTCAAAAGGCCCTTGAGCCATTTCATCTAATCTTTCAGGAGTTAATGGTCTTGGTCCTCCAAAGGGAGGATCCGTAATCATCGGGTCGTCTTTCATCGGACCACCCACTTCTTGCGCTATTCTTTCAATGGTTCGTAAACCAACATCCATCGGTATGCCTTGTTGAGCAAAGTCTTGTTGCAACACTTCAAAAATTTGTAAAGGGCTTAAACCGCTCGTAGCGTAGTTAGCTATCAAACGTGATAGATCAGTGACTGGTGAATTGACTGCATCCCCATTCGCAAACATTTTTCGTTGTAAAACATTCATTAGGTTGTATAAGTTCCTCCGCCAGTGTAAGGATTGTATTGTCCGTATGGATTGCCGTAAACTACAGCAGGAGTTGCGGCTCCACCTGCGGTAGCGGCAGTTGATGCGGGATCGCTAGAAGTTGTGGTTTGCGGTTTTGCAAAGTTTGCGTATGTGCTTAAAAATGTTCCAAGTCCAGCACTTAATGGATCAGCTGGCGCTCCGTAAGTTGTAGCAACTTGTGTTCTTCCGCTTTGATATGTGGGCAAAAATCCTCTGACAAATTGAGCCGCTTGTGTTGGAGCCATTCTAGTTTGTATTGCTTGTTCGTATTCTCTGCCAAGCGCAGTATCAGTGAGACCCCTAGCTGTAGCGCCTAATCCTGATAATTCACCTCTTGACCTGATACCTAGATCAACCACATCTCTTCCTAATCCCCCAATTCCAGCACCGTAACCAGCGATATCTGATCCTATAGTTCTCGCTAATCCAGCGCGTCTGCCTCCTATGCCGCCCAATTGTGTTCCAAATCCAGCTAAAGTACCAGCTAACCGTTCTCTAGCTCCAGCTTGTCTACCAAACTCTCCTAACGCAGCCTGTTGCGCTTGTCCAAATCCTCGACTTCTAATACCAGCTAAAGCTTCGCCAAGACCTCTACCTAACGCAGCTCGTCTTTCATCAGCACTCAGTCTAGCTCTTGAACCAAAAGCAGATTCGCCTCCTTGCGATATATCTCTTGTCCTTGCATCTATATCTTGTAGCTCTCCACCTTTAAAAACATCCTCTATCGTTTGTTGTACAACTCTTTCTTCAAACGGATCGTAGAATTGTCTGGTCAATCTAGGATCAAATTGCATACCAGCAGCACGTCTCGCTGTATCGGTTGCTGCTCCTAAATAAGCCTGTTCACCAGAAAAATATGGTTGAGCCAGTTGTCCAGCTCTACGAGACATTCCCATGCCTTCTTGATAAGCTCTAGTGCTGGCATCTAAATACGGTTGATATGAACCTAAACCACCATAAGCACCCTGCATAGCAGCAAGTTCTAACGGAGACAGTCCAGCAGTTTGTCTTAGTATTGCTGGTTGACCAAAAGCCCTGTTAGCTGCGGTTATAGCTTGAGAAATTATGCCTGGTGTATCAGGAGAACCAAAATAAGCCTCTCTAACAAAAGGATCGGATATTACTTCATCTCTTGCAATATTAGTTACGATTGGATTGATAGCTTCTGCCATTACATTCCCTCAAATATATTCATTAACTCGCGCATGTTTTCTACGCCTTTTTCTCTTGAAGGTTCGCCACCTTGAACCAATTCAATACCTGACTTACCTTTTTTTAAATCGTAAGCGCCAGCGCCTCTTGTAGCTTTGGCCGTCATTACAAATTCACCATCACTTAACATCGCTGGTATATCATCCGAAGTGCCTGTACCTGGCCCGATTGATTCTCCGCCTTCTCGTAAATCTAGTTCAGCCACTCCGCCAACTGCAAATGCTTGTCTTCCTGCTCCTTCAACATCTAAAACAGCTGGTTTAGGACCTAATCCAAATTCGCCTCTTGTTCCACCTGTTCCTAGTTCTTTTGATAATTGGTACCTACCAAGCTGATCCATCATCACTTGAGGAGTTTGAGCTAAACCACCAGCTCTACTTTTTGTATCGTCGTATACGGCTTTAGCAAGCAAACCTGTCAGACCAAGACCTAATCCGCCACCAGGAAAGCCTCCAGCTATTTGTTGCGCTCCTTTACCAAGAAAACTCAAAGGACCCGTACCTTTGTTAGGGTCTACGTTAAATAATTTATCTGCAATACTATCAGGTCCAAATAATCCGCTAAATTGTGGTCTTGAAGACATCATTTGATTGTATTGTTCAACTGAAATATCTTGCATCGTATTTTCATTCCTATAACCAATTACATTCCCGTTTTGATCCATTATAGGAGTGTATTCATCTTGTTGTCCCGTACCCATACCTCCAAACAAGCCACCTATACCTTTTCCAATATTACCAAACAATCCTACTTTGTCGGCTCCAGGCAATATGAATTCTTTGGCTCTGCTGAATAAACCTCCAAGACCGCCCCCTGCACTTGGGTTTATCCCTGGTGTTCCTTTGAATATATTACTAAAGATATTACCCTTTCCGCCAGTCAGACTACCAAGGCCCCCTCCGCCCCCTAAACTAGCCAAAGCAAGTGGACTTGCCCTACCTTTTGCAACGTCATAAACAGTTCCCGCTTTTGCTATCAAAGCCGCAGGTGCTTGCCAAGGGCCAGGTACAAATTGAGCTACTGAGGCTACTTTTCTACCTACCTTTTTTATTTTTTTAAAAGCTTTCTTAAAAAACCCAAACTCGGGTAGTCCTGTTATAGGGTTGATGGACATACCAGATCCAACAGCATATTCGTTCGGATCAAGTCCAGCTGCCCTCATTTCTTGGTTAATACGTGCTTGAGTTGCGGCTGATATAACAGGTGGTACGACACGCTCGCCCAAAGCAACGTGAGCTAGAAACTGATCTTCGTCTCTACCTAAACTTGCTATTCCTGTCCCAGTTCTGTTTATTCTATCCATTTGCTTTCAATTCTACTGTTTTTAGTCCTATTGTTAAATAAAATTCATTTCTAAATAGTTTTTTTTATCTTCCCAACAAGGACGCGAAATCAACCAAAAAACCAATAAGTAACGATCTCCTGACTGTACGGGCAGTCCTCGGTGCATGTGAGTAAAGCTTGGAAACATCAAAGCGCTACCTGTAGGAAGCGGTTCAACGACTCCTCTACCTTGAAATTCTGTTCCACCACCCTCGTATTCACCTGTATTTAAAGGAATGACTACGCTTATATCTGCGCTTGCATCGTGGTGCCAAGCCCCTTGTTGTTTGTCTCTTATATTGTAATTAGCTATTTGTATGCCGCCATCTGTTACGATTCTGCCCCAAAGCCCCATAAATATTGGGTTAAAAATGGTACTGACCACATTCATCAAAGACAGGTAAAGTTCGGGTATATGGTCTTGTAAGACTATTTCTGGTATTTGTCTGAGTGTATCTTCTTCCGAATTAGGCTCAAAGTTAAAGTGCTTTTTTATATTTTCTAATTCGTCTCTAAATATATCGCAAAATGTTTCTGAGAATATAGGTGCGGTATATACATCTTTGATGGGTTCATCAATAACCGTATGTAAAGGTAGGTTTTCTAAGTTTTCTTGGCCTTTTGATTTAAGAAAACGAACGATATCTAATTGAGAATCTTTAATGGTTTGAAAGGTTTGGTCTTGTATAAACCAGTCAGAAGGTCGGCTGAGAAGTAAATTTTTTACCTCATACGCTGAATTTGTACTCTCTACAGCCTGCATATCAAACCTTTATACTTGTCGCTCCGTTGTTTCTGACAGTTACAGAACCCAGTTCTGATTGCAGTTCAAACCCCTGTGGATTCTTAGGAGTATGAAGCTGTATCCATTTGTTTCCAGTATAAACCTGTAAAACTCCAATAGATGTGTTCCATACTACATCACCTTCGTTAAATTTTAAAGAACCAAGCTCAGTATCGTTGAATTGTGGTGTAGAGTTTGGGTCAAACGCACCAAGGTTCAACTCCAGTATTCTGGTTAATCTGTTAAAGTTTTCTTTGGTTACAGAAGGTTGTAGTTCTGTAGGTAAACGAGTTTCTAATAATTTGCTCATCTTCTACCATCAGTCTTAACATCCATTCTGGTATCACCTAAACGCCATCCAATAGACAAATTACCATCATTGGTAGCGTCGTCGTTTGATTCAAATCGTACTACAGCCTGTCTGCCTCTTGCCCTTAAATTTACTTTTTGAGTGGTTGAAGATACTTCAGAAGTAGAATCGGTAGTCAAAGAATCGCCTGGAAAGTTTCTTACTTTAGTTACTACGTTGACTGATCCAGCATTATCATCTTGTAAAAATTTGATATCTGGTATTAAGGCAGATATTTGCGTAAACCGATCACCATCCCCTATATCAAAATCGGCTGATTCCACAAACACGTTAGTCATTGCACTTCCGTCGTTGTCAAACCCTATTTCATGTTGATACAAGTAACCTCCATTAGTAGCTTGAGGAAACGGTTCAACACCTGAGTCTAACCATACGGTTCTTACCAATTGACCATAGTACCAAACTTGTTGTTGAGTGTTGTAGATCACATATCTGTCTATCTCCTCGCTTGACGCAGAAGGGTAAAACCAACCTACTTCGTTATGTTCTTTATTCGTAAAAGCTTGTATTTTAAAAGCTTGATTAGTATTTAAGTCTCCAAAAACATAATTATGAACGCTACAAGGCAGTTCCTGCACCGTACCGTTATATAAATAGAAATTACCATATCCCATAAAAAATACGCCGCCTGAAGATGTGACAGCTGCTTTTGGACCTATAAGACCTGATGCTTCATTTATAAGATTTATAGCAAAAGTTAAAGGTGCGCCTACAAACTGCATAGAATATACAGAGGTGTCTGTAAAGATTACAACTTCTTGTCTTGCTTTTACTCCGCCTACTATACTGGAGCCAGAAGACAATCTTACGGATCCAGCGGTATTAGTTATGATAGGTTCAAAATCAAGTTCGTTTTCTTGATCGGAGAAAGCGACCAACATCGGGTCTATAGAACCAGTCCGAGCGCTGCCTGATATTGGATCTGCGCCTAGCACTATTAGATGTCTATCTATTTCTGATGTAATAACCTGTAATCCTACGGTTGGAACAAGGTTAGCTCCAGCTATATCGGACAATTGAACAGCTCTAGTGCTAGTTCCATTATTTTCAAGCCAACGATAAATACCGCCACCTCTAGGATTTATGATTAAATTCTCTCCAAAATTGTCATGTGTCCAAAGTCTAAGCTGGTTGTTGCCACCTAAAGAGGTAGCTGAACCCCAACCGCTTGCACCCCACGTTCCAACACCATATCCTGTTGATTGCACGTAAACATCAAGACCAGTATTAATTTGGTAAACTGCATCAGTAGCTGAACCGCCGTTTCCTGAATCGCTTGCATTAGCTGTAACCGTAGAACCAGACGTATCTTTAGCGGTAATCGTATATGTGTTGGTGCCTGTCACTAGGTCTATTTGATATTCTTGATTTAATACAGCAGCTGTTACGTTACCTCCTAAAGAGACGGCATCTGAAAATGTAACAAAATCACCGTTTACAGCACCGTGACTGGCATCCGTAACCGTTACGGTAGAAGACCCATTAGTGGCCGCAAAAGTAGCTGCGTTTGTTGTTGTTTTGCGAATTGGAGTGACGTCAGCAAAAGCCGTACCGTCTTTTATGTAATACTTTAAATGTGTTCCTATACCAAGATATTTATTACCATCTAATGATATCCAATTATGTAAAGCCCTTGCAGTTCCTAGGTATGTGCTGTCAGTAAGTTTTTGCCAACCTCCAAATTTTTCTACTCTACCTTCTCTAAATCTAATTAAATTACAATCAAACCAACCGTTCTCGGCACTATACGCTGTTCCTTCTCTGTATATACCTGGTCTGAACTGTACTTTTGAATATGGCATCTAGATTTTCTCCCACTCTTTTCCTTCAAACAAATTAGCCTCTGCTTGTCTTCTTTTAACCAAACCCGCTAAAACCTCACCACCTGCTTTATTCCAACGCTTTATTTGTTCTGGCACACCACCGTAATCTCCTTCGTTGAGGATACGTAGTAAAGTAGACTCTTTTAGATTGGTTGGTCCTAAGTTATACACCCAACAAACCAAAGCATCAAACTGACATTGATCAAGCGGCACTTCTACCATATCGTTGATATAACCCTCGTACTCAGGCATCTCTTCTTTGAGTAAATGTTCGGCTTCGTTTTGGTTGATTTGATCGCCATCTTTTACATTTTTTGTATGTCCGTAGCCAATTGTCCAAACTCCTACCGAATCTTGATACGCTTCTAAACGACATCCCTCGTAGTTTTTAATTAACGATATACCTTCTTCAGATATGTTCATATTAATCGTCCTTGGTTGTGTTAGATGCCCCAAAGTAAAAACTAATAATAGCTGATGCTAAACCACCAAGATATCCGAGTACCAAATTGACCAAAGCCTCTGAGTTCTGTCGGGGGGCTGGAGGGTTATGAGAAAGATATATCCTAAGAAACCACCTAATGTAGCAATACCTATAATTCTGGCTGTCCAATCTTTAGAAAAAGTCTGTCTTGCATTTTGAGTGTCTTGTACTTCTAGTTTAAATACATCTACCTCAAGCTCTTTCATTTTGACTTCAAAATCAGCTTCAGCTTTTTTTAGCTCAAGCATTTGTTCGGGTGTAGCATTATCTATAGCTTTCTGTATT